CGGCTATTGATAAGAGTAATGCGGAGTTTGATACGATCACGTTGGAAGCGACTATCGGTGCTGCCGCAAAAGGTCAGGTATTGGTTCAGGCTAAAGACAAACAGGCTGCGAAAGCCGCCAAGTTGCCTTATGATGGCGAATTGGTTGTCACGATGAATAAAGTCGACTTGACTGTAGCCAACCAGCAGTCTGGGTTATTGGTAAGAGGTACGGTAAACGAATCCTGTATGCCGTTCCCGGTAGATAAGGACTTGAAGGCATTAATGTCGTTTATCCGTTTTGTGTAATCCATTAAAATCAGATATATGGAAAGAAGTTTAATTAAACAGGTGAATAAAAAGAACATGGCGGCTCGTTTGAATACCCGGCATGTGAAACCAGTCGTTTTCCCGAACTTCTTCGGGGTGAAAAGAAAGACTTCGTTGAAGTGGGAGACACTGACCGGCGAGAAGGGTGCTCCGGTAATGGCAGATGTGATCTCTTTTGACGCTTCCGCTCCGCAGAAGACGCGCGAGGTAATCAGCAAGTTGTCCGGTGATATTCCAAAGATAGCCGTTAAGCGTGGTATGAACGAAAGTGATTACAACGAGTACAAACAGTTGGAACGTGACGCACAGGGTGACGCAGATCAATTGGCATTGCTGAACCTGGCTTTCAAGGATCAGGATTTCGTGTATAACTCTGTCCGTGCCCGTTTCGAATGGTGGTGTATGCAGCTCATGAGCCGTGCGGGTTTCCATTTGTCGGCAAAGAATAATAGCGGTGTCGTTACGGCTGAGTTTGTTGGTTGTGGTATGCCGAAGAAGAACCAGCGTAAATCTTCTGTAGATTGGAGCAACGCTTCAACGGCCAACGGCTTGCAGGATATCGAAGATACGGTTGTTGCTGCTTCTGCCGAGGGAGTAACGATTCGCTATGTAGTGATGCACGTGGCTGACTTCTCTTTGTTGAAGAAGCAGAAATCAACATTCGACACATTGAAGGCATGGGTTAATTCGTCTTCAAAAATATTGGTGACGAAAAATCTTATCAACGAGTATCTGGCCGAACAGGAAATCCCGGTGAAGATCATTACTGTGAATCCGTCTGTCCGTATCGAGGACAAGGCTCATCGTCGTAAGACGATCAATCCGTGGGAGCGTAAACGTGTATGTTTCTTGGAGGATTTGAAGGTTGGTGATATCCAACACGGACCGATTGCAGCCGAATCTTCCGCTACCTTGCAGAAGATTGCCCTCATGGTAAAACAGGATTGGGTATTGGTTACCAAATGGTCTGAACTGGAACCGTTCAAGGAATGGACGAAAGCAGAAGCAAATGCTATCCCTGTCGTAAACGATCCGGATGCCATGTTCATCATGAAGGTGGATGGCAAGGATTGGAGCGCATCTGAAGATACTGAAGGTACGGATGATATCCCGGCAACATTCTTAGGTGAAACTGTTGAACCGGAAGATCAAACGATTCAGGATACCGAAAACGGAGAATAACGGCCATGGATAAGACGATCCGAGATACAATACTTGCTTATCCCGGTCTTGCCGACTGTGAAGATTTTTTGGACAACGTCGTTTTGCCGGGACGCGGCCTTGAAGGTACAGAGGATAGTAAGACGATCGATATTCAAAAACAAAAGCTGGTGGCTGCCGACCTGTATTCAATGGTCGGTGGTCTACCGGACTTCACAGAAAACAAACTCTCTATCACTTATCCTCGTTCCTGGTATGACGCTACGGCAAAACGGCTGTATAGGGAAGGTGGAGAACCGGAGAAAGCAGAACTGATCGGGAATAAGATTGAAGTTCCAAAAGGAAGGGCACGAAACAGATGGTAAGACGGTATTCACATAAAGCGATAGTAACAATCCAATCCGGACAATTGGTAAAAGGGGAATGGGTTGCCGGAGAACCGACGGAAATAGAGGTTACAGGGCAATACTTTCCATCCAATAGCGGACAGCAATTGAAGCGGAATGTCGATGGGAAGGAATTTATCGTACACGGTGAGTTCTCGACAAAGGCCCGTCCTGTGGAAAATGCGAAGCATATCCGGATTGACAGTATCGCTCTCGATGTGGATATCATTAGCTGGGAACCGTTTCAGACTCACTCTGTAATCTATGTGTAGCTTATGGCAAGGAAAGGTGGTTTGACTCCGATGTGGAGCGATAGAGAAGTAGAACGTTGGTTCGATTATTATGTGGACCGGGCGGAAGAGCGGATATACAAATTATTGCAACGTGCCGGGGAAGAGTTCGTGAAGATTGCCCGAAAGAAAGGAAACTATCAGGATCATACTGGTAACCTCCGTAGCTCTATCGGTTATGTGATCGTCAAGGATGGCGATATATTGACCGAGAACTACGAGTTGTCAGATAAGAAAGGTACCGATAAATATACGGGATTGAGAGAGGCTAAAAGGCTCGTATCAGAATTACTACCCCTTTATAAGAATGGCTGGGTATTGATTGGTGTAGCCGCTATGCCTTATGCCAAGTATGTGGAAGCAATCGAAAATCTGGATGTTATCTCCGTTGCCACGGAACATGCCGAGGATTGGATCAAGAAACAGAGTCGAATGTTATTTGATAAACTCGCTGAGAAAGGATATTGAACATGGCTGATCAGTTTGATATAGTAGATATCGTGTATGATGCGGTTGAACCGGTCAGTACGAGCTTTATTCTGTACAAAGATCGCTCTGGTGATGGTGAGACAAAGAATCATATCACAATCCGGATGCTCACGTTAAATGAAACAGAGGTTGTGAATAAAGGTTCGGTTAATATCAACGTATTTGTGAAGAATCAAGCGAAAGGCAGGCCTGATCGACAGCTAATGAAAGGAGTGACACGAAAAGTTAAGTCTGCACTACGAAATATCACACCTCCTTTCGGCATGTATTGGAAATCTCGGATCGTATGGTCCGAACCTCTTGGCGAAGCAAAAGAAGGCTTCGATTGTACGAATATAAGATTTGAAGTAATAACAGAAATAGATTAAGAATATGGCTAATGAAAGAAGTTTGGCGGTAGGCGTATCCTTCTTAGGATATGGTGACCCCGGTGATGGTGTTCCGGCCTCTATTTATACACAGTGTCCGATCGTTCATGAAGGCTCAGTTGCTTTCAATTTCAATGAAGCGACCTCTGTCGATTTCCGTGCGGAAGGGATGAAAGATCCCTGGGAGTCATTCGATAAGGCTGGCGACCCGGATAGTTTTGAATTTGCTATCCCGTCGCCGACAGCTCAGGAGATGCTCGCGTTTTGTGGTGGTTCTGTAAGTGGTGGTAAGTGGAATGCTCCGATTGATATTCCAAATATCCGCAAATCGTTCAAGATACAGACAACACCGTACAAAGGTAAGTATACGGAATATACATTTGCCATTTGTAAAGTCAGTGCCCGCTTGAGTCAGGCTCCGTCTTCAGAACAAACAGACCTTTTGCTAGTTAAATGTACCCGTTTGGCAGCAATTACCTCTGCTGGGCAGCAACGATCTTCGTTCGGTCGGGCGGTGATGAATGTAACCCTTACTCCGGTAACGGCAGTTGCAATCACCGGTACACCCAGAGTTGGTGAAACGCTTATGGCCACCTTGACACCTGCGGAAGCGACTGGTGATTTCCAATGGCAACGTAAAGTGGATGGCCAGGGAGAAGCCCAAGATATTGAGGGGGCTATTGGTGACAGTTATATGATCCAGCCGGAGAATGAAGGCGATAAAATCCTTGTCAAGTTTATGGCAAACGGTTTGTATTCCGGAGAGAAGACAAGCGCAGAAACAGAAGCCGTACAAGCAGCAGAATAATTAAGGACTGTTGTTTAGGTTATCGAAAGCCTCGGAACTATCCGGGGCTTTTATATTTTAATCGAAAATATGAGTGTAAAACAAGTACTCCAGTTAGAAAGTGAATCCGTTTCTTGTCAGCCGGTAACCATTCCGTTTGAATTTACCCGGCTTGAATCATTACCGGAAGGAAAGACGGTAGGGGATAGTATCGCCATAACCCCGATCACTGTCCGCACCTGGTTTCGAATAAAGCCTCTTTTGCTTTATATCGATAAAGAGGATAGAGAAGTTTTGATTGCTGATAAGAATAAAGGATTTTCCAATCAGGTCGCCGAACTGATAGCCAAATATGACGAACTTATCTTTGAAATCGTATGTCTTGGCATTCATAATAAGAAAGGTGATATGCCGGCCTGGTTCCGGGAAGTTCTGAAAGACAACTGTACATGGGAGGATATCTATATCCTTCTGAATGCCGTCTTGTACCGGGTAGGCTGTAACCCTTTTTCTCGTACTATCATAGCGCTGGAAGCTGTGAGCCCGTTAAGCGAAGTGGAGATAATAGCCCTTCAGAAAAACAGCGAGACATGGAAGAAGAAGGCCCTCAAAGCAGCTTCATGTTCTTAGTGACCTGCAACGAGGCTTTCGGCTATTCTCATGAACAAATATTGGATAGCAGCTTTGTTTTGTTGGTCGGCATGCTTCGTGAACGTGGTTATTTGATGAATCGAAGGGTCAAAGATTTTCATTCGGAAGATACGTCAATTAAAGAGGAAGATGGAGAATGGGTTGAAATGGTTGACTTCGATACAGGCCATGTGAAACGGATAAAGAAAGTTTTATCTGCATAACTATATATTACATTGAAAGTAGAGAAAAGGTTTTGTCATAGTGATAAATTTTGATTTGTTTGGTAGTAAGAAAGCCCTGCGGACTGTGAAGTTAGCAGGGCTTTGTTCGTTAAAAAGATATCGGGTAACGTTCCGGATGAATTATGCTGTCAATCTCAAGATCCACATCGATTGCATCCCAACGCAACGATTCTTCATCCGGCATGGTTACATCCAATACATCCGAGACTTTTGCATTTCTAAACCAAGGATATCTGTCATACGATAGATAATATTCCTTTCCTCCTACGAAAAGGAGGATACCGCGTGCATTAATCATTGTTACTTCCGCGGTGGTTGTTCCATTTTTCTCTAATAATACGCTCATGTTTTTGTACCTCCTTTAGTATGTTTGAAATTTCAGTTGAAGAAAAACCTTTATTCTCAGCCAAAGAAATAGAAGGTTCTATCCAAATTTTAGCCTTTTTTTCTGCCTGTCTGATATGTATATGCATTCTGTTTTCTTCTAAAGAGAAGAAAAAGAAACGCATTCCATTTTTATAAAAAACCGTTGGACTCATACAGCAAATATACAAAAGATTCCTGAATACAAATGCTTTTAGTTTATATTTTACCATAAAAGGATTATGGGAATCAAAAATAGGGATGGAGCCTTATTTATGGCTACTGGTATCGACAACTCCGGTTTATACGAAGGGAAACGCGAGGCTATGGGAATTATCAAGACTCTGGCAAGCGAGGTGACCTCTTTTGATATATTCAGTGGTATCGGTATCAGTGCGGCAACTGCTTTTGCACAAGCTGCAAAAAGCTCATACGACTTTGAAAAAGAGTTCCGGAAGAACATGCTGGAAGTGGCGACCATTTCCACGCAGGTGACGGATGATATGACCGGTTTTATGAATCAGGTTATGTCTATAACCCAAGAGATACCGATCAAGGCTCCGGAGGCCGCTAAAGCACTTTATAGTATCGTTTCTGCCGGTCATGATGGGGCAGATGGTATGAAGATTCTAGAAGTTTCGGCTAAAGCAGCCGTGGGAAGGCTTACAGAAACCGAGACGGCAGCCGATGCTGTTACAACGATCTTGAATGCTTATAAGATGTCAGCAGAGGAGGCCGGTACAGTCTCGGATCAGCTTTTTACAACTGTCCGATTGGGTAAGACTACATTTGGCGAATTAGGAGCCTCCATAGCCCAGGTTGCACCTATTGCGGCCGCATACGGGATCAGTATTGATCAGGTGCTGGGTGCAGTCGCTTCATTGACCAAACAAGGAACGCCGACATCGCAGGCAATGACCCAAATCCGGGCTGCTATCCAGGGTACTGCTGGGGAACTTGGGGATGCCGCTTTTCAAGGGCGTACTTTCCAGGAAGCATTGCAGTTGATTAATGAGAAGGCTGGCGGTTCTGCTTCTAAGATGAAGGAAATGCTCGGTACGGATGAAGGATTGGCTGCAACATTGGCTTTGACCGGAAAGAATGCTAAGTCGGCAGCGAGTGATCTCGGAGAGTTACAGAACTCTTTAGGAGCTACGGAAGCCGCGTTTGAGAAGATGAAAGATGCTGCAGACAATCAGCTTACATTGTTGGCTAATAATGTACAGGCCTATTTGCGTCCTTTGGGAGAGAAGATTCTGAAAGAAGTCTCCGATATTGCCAAGGCTTTTAATGAAGCATTTGAGAATAACGATATAGAAGGTACAATATCAAACCTTGAATCGTTGGTAAAGAATGCAGCTGGAGCTTTTCTTTCATATAAAACAGCTATTCTATTAGTTCAGGTAGCTCAACATTCGTATGTAAAATCATCTGCTCTAAGCCGGTTAGCGACAATTCAACATACGACAGCTACAGCATTACTTACCGGTGCTTTAAGAAAACAGGCTGTTGCTATGTTGGCGGCAGGAAAGGCAGCTCTTGCAAACCCATATGTATTAGCTGTGGCAGGTGTTACCGCATTGGGATATGCAATATTCAAACTTGCGACACAGGCTACAGCTTCAGAAAAGGCATTGGCTGCTCATAATAAGAGAGTCGCAGAAATGAGAGAATGGTCTGACGGAATGAGAAGTCAGACGGAAGAAATGTTGGGTGTGTTGCAAGATGAAAATAAGTCCACTTTGCAAAAGGTTGAAGCTTATAAAAAGTTACAAGAGCTTTATCCGAATGAATTGAAGAATCTTTCTCTACAGAAATTCCTTTTAATGGATATGGTTGAAGTCAATAAGATGTTGTCCAAGTCGATAGATGATCGTACTATGGCACAACAACGTGCAACTGTGAATTCCATTGAAGAAGAGATGGCTAAAAATAGTAAACGGATTTCTCAATTAGATAAAAAAAGTTGGATTGACACTAGCTTCCCAGAAGCACTTGAATTACGTCGGTTGCGAAAACGAAATGAGCAGCTAAAGATAGAACATGCGAAAGCAGTAGAGATCGTTGTACAAGGATTAAAAGATCGTACAAAAGCAGAGGCTTTGGTAAATAAACAATCAAAACAAGAAGAGACGAAGTTTGCAAAACCTGTAGATCAGAAAGAACTTGAGAAACAGAAAAAACTTCAAAAGGAACTTTTATCCCTTCGTCGTCAAAACCAGCAATCCGAAATTGACCTAATGAAAGAAGGTTCCGACAAGAAGATCGCCCAGTTGAATCTTGATTATGACAGGGAGTTGGATATTATCCGTGCAAGAGAAAAAGAATGGAGAGAGGCACAAGGAGGAAAGTTGACCAAAAAGCAGACGATTGAGATCCGAATGGCAAAAGTCAATGCTGGGGCCAAATTAGGAAATGCGACATCTGATGTTATCCATGAGCAGATAGAAGCAGAAGAACGCGCCATGAACGAATACCTGAAAGAATATGGTTCATATTTGGAAAAGCGTCAGGCTATCACGGAGCTTTATAATGAGAAGATAGCAAAGGCCACAACGGAAGGTGAACGGCTTTCCCTTGCAGAAGGTATGAAGAAAGAGCTGGCGGACGTGGATAATGAAGCCCAAAAGAGCACCTCCATCATCACCCGGTTGTTTGATGATATGAGTAAAAAGAATATCACCTCTATTCGTGCCATTGCGGATGAAGCGGAAAAATTCTTGTCTTTTCTTGAAAGAGGGGAATATTCATCTGATAATTCATTCGGTATTACCAAAGAGCAGTTTGATGTGCTTCGCAAGTCACCGGATCAGTTGAAGGCCATCAAGGATGAAATAGCCAATGTCCGCCGTGAAGCCGACCAAATGGAAACCTCTTTTAATAAAGTTTCAAATGGCCTAAAAAAAGTATTTACCTCTGAAAGTGATGCCAAGAAGTTAAAAGAGGGTTTGGCTGAGATAGAGGAGGGCATGAATGAGATCATGCAGGCCGGACAGTTCCTTTCTGATACGTTTTCGAAGCTCGGAGATTCGTTTGGTGGTGTATTCGGCGGGATAGCCGAAGGCTTCAGTGTGGCTATGGACACTGTAAGTTCTGCAATGAACGGTGCGAAAGCCGGTTCCATGTTCGGACCGAT